GTTCGTGAAGCGACTACCGCTCTTATCGCGGCGACTATCCAGTCAATTCGATGGAAAACATCGACTTTATGGGATCTGACCCCCGGTCCGAGTTTCGCGGTTGCGTAAAGTTTGGGCCAAGCGCGGTGTCCCGCCTGAAACCGCCAGACTTTGCGATACCCCCCATGGGGCGGTCACCCGATCGGCCACCCGTCGGGTCCGATCCGCACCTTTCGGCGCAGCCCGAACTGTTCCGCAGTCCGTCTGATATGGCATTCGGCGCAAAGACAGCGGATGTTGCTGTCCTCGTCCGATCCGCCATGAGCCAGCGGCACGATGTGGTCAGGGACGGTCGCCTCGCGGACAATCCCGGCGGAGGCGCAATCGCGGCAGAGGGGCTCTGCCTTTAATCGACGCAGGCGCTGCGCCATGCCTTGGCGTCCCCGAAGTCGTTCAGCCATTGCGCAACGCCTGCAACGAGAAACGCCCGGAAGCTGGTAAGCCCCGGGCGCAACTCGCATCACTACATTTCGGAAACATCTACAGTAGAGCAATGCCCCCGTCAATGCTGAATTTTATTTTTATCGTTGAATCACAGTTTGTTAGATCAACCGCTAGGCGGACGATACTGGCAGCGAACTGTCCCTGTTGATACCGAACAGGGTGACCAGTGCTTCGAGCCCGTGCGCCAGATTACGCAGGTCCGCGTCTCCCCAGCCTGCGGCATCCACCTCGTAGCAGACCACCGCGTGGACAAGCATGCTCGGTCGCCGACCGGTCGCGGCGATGGCATCGTGGTCAGCAGTCCGCAGCATCAGGATGGCCGCCGCTGCCCGCTTGCGGATCTTCTCGACGTAGTCCGGATCGTACTCCGTGAGACTGCGGCCGAAGATCCCTTCATCGAGAAGCAAGCCGGTAGCGGAATGCGGGTGGATCGGCGGCAGTCCCATGACCGCCCGGTTGCGAGCCATGAGGTCACCATAGAGCTCCGCAGCTGCCAATTGCTCAGCCGTGATCTTGCCAGCGAATGCCAACCGCCCGATCGCCGAGCCCAGACGCTCGTCCTTCGCCTGCCTTGCGGTGACGCCATACTGACGTTGCCGGGCATCCAGGACGGTTGCTGTGACCTCCCGCATGGTCTCGGCTTTGCCCGGCTGGACCAGCTTGCCGCAGGGGTGGCGGCGGCCCGCCTTGCGCTTACGACCGCGAGCCACGGATTATCTCCGGGATGAGCGCTGCATAGCCGATTACGTCGATGGGGCCGTCAGCATAGTTGGGGTCGTGAGCGATCCGCGCCAGCTTCAGGTCGATCATGCACAGCGCGACCTGCTGGGCGGTGACAGGCGTGCCAAGGGTGATCGACCAGCGCCGGGCGATCGCCTCCATCTGGGTCTTGGGATCGCCATAGGCAGCGCCGCGATCTTCGAGCACCTGCGCCACGCGTTTCAGAAAACCAGCCGCGCTCACCGGACACCTCCACGGGTCTCGATGGCCCAGAGCAAGATCGCGATCGCGTCAGCCTCGTTGTCGTCGGCAGGCGCAAAGCCCTTGGCCTGGACGGCTGCGATGACAGCCGCCTTGTCGGCATTGCCCTTGCCGGTGATGAACCGCTTGATCGTGCCGACGGGCACGCCCTGATAGGCAACCAGCATTTCCTCGCACCAGGCGGTCAGCATACCCAGCAGGCCGCCGTAGACATGGGCCGCGTCGGTCCCGGCGTGGCGACGGACCTCCTCGAAGTAGATCGCTTCGATTGGCCCCGCATCGAGATCAAGCTGCTCGAGCCAGCGCCGGAAGCGCAGGTAGCGCATGCCGCCGCCGTCGTAGCGGGTGTGCTTCAGCGACACAGTCCCGGTGCTTATGTGGCCATCGGACGACTGGAGCGCCCAGCCGGCGCTGGTGCCAAGGTCGAGGGCAAGGATGGCTCCGCGGCGGATCGTTCCGTCGACGTTGGCTTGAGCCGGATTGGGGCAGGCAACGGCCTGCATTTCAGGCAGGGTCATGACGACCTCCTCTTCGTGTGGGGCGGTCGGGGCGAGGACTGGGCCGGTGAAGGCCGGCAGCTCGCCCGGACCCGAAGCGGGTCTTGTCAGGTCGTCATCCGGGCGGACATTGCCGCCGGAAATCTTCATGGGGTTTCAGCTGGGCCGATTGAAACATCGGAGCATCCAACCCCTTGAGTAGGCGATGGAATATATAATATTTCAATTATTATTATTTTATGGGGGTACTCCTCTCCATCTTTAAAACGCGCGCGTGCACGAGGGGATATATGAGGCACCCCTTGAAAGATTGAACTTTCTTCGAAACCCGATTTTTTTACATAAATCCATGCACTTGGATGCCATAAAGCTGCTTTTGACGGATATTGGGCCATTGAAGGACCATCCAAAGGGGGGATGCATCACGATGGCCCTTGGAGGTGTGTGGCGACCTTTTTGCCACTCGCGTCCCGCCAATTACCCGACCAGCGAGCCAGCCTGTAGACCATGGCCTGCCTGGTGGCCGAACTGCGCATCCCCGTCGTCACGTCACCGCTCTCGATCAAGGTCTGGATGATATCGTCGCGGTCCCGCGATTTGAGCCACTGGGAGCCACGGGTCAGTTCAGACTTGGTGATGCCCTTGGCGCCGGCTGCCCGGATCAGTTCACGCAGACGTTTCAGGTGAGCCTCGGTCTCGGTATCTGCGACATGGCGGTCCACCGCCTCCATTGCCCGCTGCGCGTAATGACGCACGAAAGTGATGGCCCAATCCGCGTCATCGATGGTGATGACGGGAGACACCGAGTCATTGCCCACCGCTACGATCAGCGCGAGCTTCATCGCGATTTCGCCAATGCGCGCAAGAATAGCCGTAAACGAAGTGCCCGCCGCCGCCCGCAATTCGTCGGTCAACTCCCCGCTCAGCGCCTTGAAACGGGCACGCGCCTCATCGGTCATCGGCACCGTGGTCAGCACCACAGCGGTCTGCGGTCCCGAGGTCGTGCCGGCGAGATTGCCGCGCTGCTGTCCCGGACCAGACGCCAGCAGTTGCAAGCCCGCGATCAGGTCCGGTGGCGGAGTACGAAGCCCGACAGCGACGTTTTCGTCGGGGTAGTCCTCGTCACTGGGCAGGATCAGGAAGCGGGCGAGCGAGCCGTCCACCACATTGGCCCCTTGCAGCGCGCCCCAGAAGTGCATGGGGGTCGTGGTGCCGTAAACGCAGAGGCAAGGCTGGACGATGTCGCGCCGCTCATTGGTGCCGTCGCGATTGGCATATTCCGCACCCAGGAAGATCCCACCTGCCGAGGTGTAAAGCTCGGTCATGTTGTCGAGGATCTCGGTGATATGGCGCGGGCTGCGTTTGCGGTCTGCGGCTGCCGAAAGGAACATGCCGAACTCGTCGATCTGGAACAGGATCGCAGGCTGGCGATGCAGCGCAGTCAGTAGCCCGGCGCCCGACGCGATCTTATTGCCGCCCAGATGATTGGCGAGCCCGGCCTCGAAAAGCACCTCGTTGATGATTTCGCGAGAGTGGTTCTTGCCCGAGCCACTGTCCGCAATGCCCACCACGTAGAGGTTCGACCGCAGGTTGCTTTCGGTACGGTAGAGCCGCCCCATCAGTGCGCCGATTGCGCAGAGGCTGGCGCCAAGCGAGAGCAGCGGCTGAGGCCGGCGAGCGGTCGATAGCATGTAATCAGTCAGCTTGCCGACCAGTCCGCCCGGGATCGTCAGCGCAAATTTGGGCGGCGGCGCATCCTCAGTAGCCGGGGCCGTGGTATCGAGCCGGGCTAGCAGGCCAGATGCCGGGTGAATTTCATCCCCAGGCTGGCTGCCGTCGAGGACCAGGCCTGGATCCGGCTTCCAGCCCCGTTCCATGGCAAGGTGGTAGATCGAGCCAGCACCAATGCGGTCCGGGCGGAAACTGCCCCATGCCTTCTCGGTCGTAGCGGCGACGTTTTTCACAGCCTGATCAGACCAGCCCGTGAACAGGTCCTTCCCGTCCTCGCCAAGCGCGCCCTTGATCGCCATGCCAATCCGCACCCAGCTGTCGTAGTCGAGATCGCTGTTGGGCAGATACTGCAGCGCGGCGCGAATAGCGTCATGCGTCCCGGCTTGGGCATGCGCCGGAACCGCCGGTGCTCTGGCAGAGACCGAGGTCAGACTGGATGGCCGCAGTTCGGGCGGGACCAGGGCCAGCGCTTCTTCCATGAAGGCGGCGGCCATATCCGCGTCGATGACCGGCAGGCTATCGAGATCGAGTTCGGACAAGCCTTCCTCGGGCCAGGCGTAGGGCTGTCCGGTATCGGGATGATCAGCGTAAGCCACGAACTGCTGGCCAAGGCACAGCACCTCGAGCGGGGCCCGGCGAATGCCGCGAAACGGCGCACTTGTTCGGTAGACCAGCAGGCGTTTCGGCGCCCGGCCAATCCGCAGCGCCGGGGTGTCGCCCAGCCTGGTGCGGGCGAGCTGCTCAATCCGGAGCGCAAGGTCCGGGTCTGTCAGGATATCGATGTCGACGGCAGCCACGCCGCCGCCGACAATGCCAATGCCGCAGTCCGGCCATGCAGACCATGTGGAAACCTCGACCTCGGTCGTAGACCGCTCAGCATGACGGTTCCATTCGGGATAGTCGACCCATGCGCCGCGTTGATACCGGCCCGGCTTCTTGCCGCCGGGCGCGATGGGCAGGATAGTATAGCCGTTGGCGAGAAGGCGCGAACCATGGCGCGCCATGAAGGACGTGTTCATCAGAAGGGGCACTCCGACAGGTCGGCGGCAAGCTCGCGAAGGTGGTCGCAGTAACCGGTGATGAGATGCTCGACGAAGGCGGACCACTCGGCGTCAGTCAGTGCCACAAGGTCGGTCTTGCCGATCTTTTCGAGATAGCGGCCACCGGCCTGGCCGCCTTTGACCATGGCGGCCTGTTCATTGCGGCTGGTGTTGATCATGCCCTGCCTCCGGTGACAGAGTTCCTGGCAGACACGGCTGCAAAGATACTTGCGGCTTTCGTCCCGGCGGGGATCGGAGACCCGGTAGTGCGGGACGAACCAGCCGAAGCCGCGGGGTTCGCGATGGCAGACCGAGCAGAGCCCGGGGTTGGCGTATGGCATGTGTCGAACCTTGCCTTGGTGATTTCGGTGTAGTTGCCCGACGGGCGCACAGCGATGTGGCTGGGGCGGCGCAGACGGTGGACCAGCTGGAGAGCCGCATAGACCGAGCGCGGCACAGGAATGCCCGGCGCCCGTTCACGCCACCATGCCTCGGCCTTGGTGCGGGGGTAGCCAGTGTGCTCGAGACAGATCCACTCGTGGTGCCAGCCAAGGCCGCACTGATAGGTGACCTTGAGCGAAGGGCGGCCACCCGGCTTTTCATGACGCTGGTAGGAGATGTTGGAGACCTGGAGCCATTGCGGCCCCTTGGGCTTACCGGACGAAAGCACGGCAAGTGTCGACGCGGTGGGCGCCAGCTTCACCTGGCGGGCCGGGAAGAGATAGCCACAATCCGGACATTCCAGCGCCGCAGCGGCGACGATGCTGTCGCAATCCGGACAGAGCTTGACCGGCGCGTCACCGTCGCCCGAGCCCGGCCGCTTCGGCTTCACGAGGTCGATCGGGCCGTGACGTTTCACGTTGCCGGCGAAGTCCAGGACGAGGCAGTTGTCCTTGCCTTGCGCCAGCCGTGTGCCGCGCCCAGCCATCTGGACGTACAGTCCGGCCGACTTGGTCGGGCGCAGCATGGCGATCAGGTCCACGGCCGGGGCGTTGAAGCCGGTCGTCAACACCCCCATTGATGCCAGCGCGCGGATCTTGCCGGCCTTGAAATCGGCGATGATGCGGTCGCGCTCGTCCTTGGGGGTATCGCCGAAGATCGTGGCGCAACTGATCCCGCACCGGCGGAATTCCTCGGCAACGTGGGTCGCGTGACTGACGCCCGAGCAGAAGGCCAGCCACGACTTCCGATCCTTGCCATAGACAATGATCTCACTCACGGCCGCCTTGGTGATGGCGTCCTGGTCGACCGCCTTTTCAAGGTCGCGGGCGATGAACTCTCCGCCGCGCGTACCGACGCCAGTCACATCGAGCTTGGTCTTCGGCTGCTTGGACATCAGCGGGCTGAGGTAGCCAGCCGTGATCAGGTCGCGGACCGACACCTCGTAAGCGATGTCGGTGAACAGCGCGTTTTCGCCTTCATGGAGCATGCCGGAGTCGAGGCGATAAGGCGTGGCAGTCAGCCCGATCACCTTGAGCTTCGGGTTGATCGCTTTCATGGCGTCCAGGAAGCGGCGGTACATTGTGCTCGCCTTGCCCGGGATCAGATGGGCTTCGTCGATCAAGATCAGATCACAGTGGCCGATTTCGGCCGCGCGGCGGTGGATCGACTGGATGCCTGCAAACAGGATGCGCGCTTCGGCATCACGGCGACCGAGGCCAGCCGAGTAGATACCGGCAGGTGCTTCCGGCCACAGGCCCAGCATCTCGGCATGGTTCTGAGCGATGAGTTCACGCACATGGGTCACGACCAGAATGCGCTGATCGGGCCAGGCCTTGAGGACCCCGTCGATGAACGAGGCCATGACCAGACTTTTGCCGCCAGCGGTCGGGATGACGACCAAGGGATTGCCGTTCTTGTCTTCGAAGTAGCTGTAGATCGCGGCGATTGCCGACTGCTGATAGGGGCGGAGCTTAAGCATTTGCGGCCTCCTTCTGGCGCGCGTCGTTCAGCCAGTCGGAGCCGTCGGCCATGCGGTAGGCGACGAAATCCTCACCGGCGTCGGTGACGGTTCCGGGGACGAGATCAGGGATGAAGAGATGGCGAGCGCAGGCGCGGCGCTGGTCCCGTGGATCAAGCTTGCGGTCATGACGGGCGCAGTGCCAACCGCCCTCGACGGGCGTGGAATGCAGGCAGGTCCGGCAGTTCACCGCAGCCGCATCGCCGGCGTGGCAGGCCGCATGGTGCGAACACATGCGGCACTCGAACCAGGTCGGATCATCGCTGATCCGGGCCGGCGGATGCTGGGCATCGATGGTGCGTTTGGCCTTGTCGAGCAGCCGGGTTGCGGCTTCAGGATCGGCCTCGATCCGCTCGATGTGCAGTGCGTCCGTGTCCTTGCAGACCGCAATGTACATGGCCCGGGTCAGCCCGGTCAGGTGCATATAGGTCAGCATCTGGGCGGTGTGCTGGGGTTTCGATTTCACGACCCCCTTGGCGACGAGGTCTGCGAAGCTCTTGACCGAATGGGTCTTGAACTCGACGACGTGCCAGGTCTTCGGCGCCTCCAGCAGGCCCAGGGCCACGCCATCGAGCGAGCCGCCGAAATGGCCGCCATGGGCTTCGACCCGGAACTGGCGGCCAGTCTCGGGATCGACCTCCAGCACCGTGGCACCGGTAGAACGCAGGTTCGCGACGATACGGTCCTCTTCGCGCTGCCCGGTCTCGAACAGGCGAAGCATGCGGCCGGAAAAGCGCGAAAGCGTGACCCAGCGGAAATCGAACCACAGGGCCCGGGAGCACGGCTTGCCGATCAGCGATGCGCCGAGGTGTTCGCGAAAGCCGTCACCCTGGCGGTTTTCGTATGCGGCATAGATCGCCGTCAGAGTGGGCGTTGGCGGGGTGGGAAGTTCTGCCATCACAGATCCTCCGCTTCGCTGCGGGCCCGCGCTTCGGCGAGTAGTTCAGCCCAGACTTCGGGATCGTGGCGTTCGCGCAGGATCTCGATCAGTGCGTCCTTCATCTTATTGCGGCGGTGCCAGCCGCTGCCATCGGCGAGCAGTTCGGCACGCTCGCGGTAAAGGTGACGCTGCGCGGTGCGGGCGCGGTTGAACCACACCGGGTCGATCGGTTTTCCCTGCGTCTGGCGGGTCAGATCGGCGGTCGCGATCTGGGTGCGGATCTTGGCGATTGCGTCGTCGAGTTCGATCAGACGGCGCTGTTTTTCAGGCAAGCCGGGGGCGTTCGCGGCCACAGGGGCCGCGTTGAGCGGTTCAGTCATGGTCAGTCTCTTTGTCTGGCTGAGGCCGCCGCGATTTCCCGCAGCGGCCTGCAGAGGTCAGCCGTTACGGTTCCAGGGTGCGGATGCGGGTGCGGCAGGGGGCTGCGTGGCCGCAGGCGCAGCCTGATAAGCAGGTG